TACGATCATGAAGCCGCTGATGAGCTATTTAGCTTGTGGAAAGAGCGTCAGAACATTGTACAGCAGACTGCCGCTGTAGAGCAACAAGCTCGTAAGCAGACAGCTAAAGCAGCCGCTACTGGTAACGCCAGTGGTAGCATGGAGTCAGCCCCTAAGAAAATCTATCGACGCGCAGACATTATTAAACTCATGCAAACTGACCCTGATCGTTACGCTGCATTACAGCCTGAAATCATGCAGGCATACGCAGAGAAAAGGGTTCGCTAATATATCTTAGGAGATATTTATTATGACTGATTCAGTATATCCCGCTACTGGCGGGTTTGTTGACAACACTAGCGCAGCTACCTTTATTCCAGAAATCTGGAGTGATGAGATTGTTGCTGCATACCAAAAGAACCTTGTCTTGGCTAACTTGGTCAAGAAGATGTCTATGGCTGGCAAGAAGGGTGACACCATCCATGTGCCTAAGCCTGTTCGTGGTTCCGCTAACGCTAAAGCAGAGAACACTGCTGTAACGGTACAGAACGCTACGGAAGGCGAAGTACAAATTGCTATCGACAAGCACTTTGAATACTCTCGTTTGATCGAAGACATCACCGACGTACAAGCTCTTAGCTCTCTGCGTCAGTTCTACACTGAAGACGCTGGTTACGCTCTGGCTAAGCAAGTCGATACCGACCTGCACGGTCTGGCTACGGGTCTGGGTTCTGCTGGTTCTACTAGCTCTACCTACCTGAACAACGGTGGTACGTTCTTTGTAGACGCTACCAACGGCCTGTCTACCTACACCGCTGACACTGTTACGACTGCTGACGTATTTACGGACGCTGGTTTCCGTGGCATCATTCAGAAGCTGGACGACGCTGACGTACCAATGGAAAACCGTTGCTTCGTTATTCCTCCTTCAGTACGTAATACGATCATGGGTATTGATCGCTACGTTAGCTCTGACTTTGTTAACAACGGTCAAGTAACTAACGGTCAGATTGGTCAACTGTACGGCATTGACGTATTTGTTAGCACCAACTGCCCTGTAGTTGAAGCTGCCGCTGATAACACTGTTTCTGCTGTAGACTCTCTGGGCGCTCTGTTGTTCCAGAAGGATGCAATTGTAATGGCTGAGCAACTGGGCGTTCGCTCTCAGACTCAGTACAAGCAAGAGTTCCTTGCTAACCTGTTCACCTCAGACACTCTGTATGGCGTTGCTGTACTGCGTCCTGAGTCAGGCGTTACCTTGGTTGTTCCTAAGTAACAATCATTTAGCTGGGGGCTGCTACGGTGGCCCCTTAGCTTTATCTTTAAGGAGTGTAATATGTGGCAAGCATTGATTGGCCCTGTATCTAATTTGGTCGGTACTTTCCTTAAAAATAAAGCTGCTGAAAAGCAAGCTGTCCATGAATCCAAGATGCGTAAGATTAACGCTGACGCAGATTGGGAAACTCAGCAAGCCTCTGCATCACAGTCTTCATGGAAGGATGAGTGGTTTGCGGTTACTCTTAGCCTACCTCTCATTGGTGCATTTGTTCCTCCTATGGTGCCTTATATCCAAGAAGGATTCATTGTACTGTCCTCCATGCCTGACTACTACAAAGGCTTCTTAGGCGCTGCTATAGCTGCCAGCTTTGGAATTAAAACTCTCTCTAACTGGGGTAAATAGTGCAGATAACTGTACCTACAGGATTGTTTAACTTAGGTAGCTTTACGCTGCCACAAGCTCCTGTAGCTCCTGTAGCTGCTCCTAGTGCTGTTGATGCACGTATGGCTGAGATCAGGGCTGAAGTAGAACGTAAGCGTCAGGAAGAAGAAGCTGCCAAAGTAGCACCCAAAGGTGCAAACATCTCAGAATACTACGACGTACTACGTACTGGAGAAAACGGAGAGCAGTTTGTTGATGTTTTACAAAGCTCTCTAGCAGACCAAGGTTATCTTACGTCTGGCTTTGACTTAGCTGAAGCAGGCGCATACGCTCCTGTAGCTGACGATGTATTTATTGTACCCGGTGGTTTGTCTAAAGAAGGCGTAGGTGAGTTTACCTTTGATAAGACTTTAGAAGACTTTGAGGGTTACGACTTTGACTACGGTGCTATTTCCAACGAGAAGCTAAAAGATTTCCAAGAAGAACTATTGCCTGTTATGGCACCTGCATTAGCTGAAGAACAACTGTTAGGCAAGAACTATCAGAATGCTCTTATTGGGGCTTATGAGAACAACCCTGAAGTACAAGAAATTTATTCTAAATATGGCATATCCCCACAGCGCATAAGTAAAGAGTGGGGTTCTGAGTACGTCTATGATCCGTTTACGTTTGGAGAAATACAAACTGTAGACAGAAGCAAAGGGTTTATGGATTATGTAGGCACTGCTGTACAGGCAGCATTACCTGCTTTGGCAACCGCTGGCTTAGGTGCAGCTATTGCTGGCCCCGGTGCAACCGCCTTCCAAACAGGAGTGTCTAAAAGCGCAGCGTCAGCAGCAATAGCAGGAGCTACTGGTGGTGATCCTTTAGAAGCTGCTATTGGTACTGGTATAGATAGTGGCTTGGGTCTACTTAGAGCGCAAGCACCAGCACTCGTTAATGATATAGAGTTTGCTTACAATGTAGCTAGAGGTGAGCCGGGACTAGCTCTCTTGAACAGAGGATTGAATGTTATTGAAGATGGGGAGATAACTGGTACAACCACTGTTGGTGCTAAGTTTACTACAGATGCTCTTAACAATGTAGGGTTAACTGAAGATAAACTAGCTAGTTATAACATTAACCAAAGTGATTTAGTCCCTGCCCTAGTAGAAGTAGAAAAAGATTTAGTTCAAGGCGAGAGTGTTGAAGATTCTTTACGCTCAGGTTTAATAGAGTATGCTCATGAACAAGGTGGTGGTGTTCCTGACTTTGGTATTAACTTAGGTATTGCACTTGAAACTCCAGAGTTCCTTAGTGATATAGCTAGAGCTATTAGAGAAGCTGGATCAGCCTTTGATGATGCAATACTTCAGCCACCCAAAGAAGCTATAGAAAGTTTATATGAAGCTGTGTCTGTTCCAGACGTAGATGTAGACTTAGATTTACCTTCAGTGGATATAGATTTACCTGAAGTAGATGTAGACTTACCTGAAGTAGATGTAGATTTTCCTGATGTTCGTTTACCTAACATTCCTCTTGGTATAGCTGTATCTCAACAACAACAACCAGCTAAGAGTATCACAGAAGATTTATTTGAAGACTTTTTGTTTGAAAAGAAGTATGAAGCACCAGAGTTAATAGAGCGCAGAGTACCATTACAAGGTTATCAGGCACCCTTAGATATATTTAGAAGGACAATATGAGTACCACATACTTAAACATAGTCAACGAGGTACTGCGTAGGCTACGAGAAGATGAAGTAGCGAGTGTAGCACAGACAACCTACAGCAAGATGGTAGGGGACTTTGTTAACGATGCAAAGAAGATAGTAGAAGACTCACATGATTGGTCTACACTACGTACAACTGTTGTAGTGCCAACTGTTGCAGATACTACAGAATATAGCTTGACAAACGCTGGAGAACGTGTTAAAATATATAGTGTCATTAACGACACATCTAATTTCTTTATGCGTTATGAATCACCTAACTGGTTCAATAATGCTTATTACATTTCTGGTGAAGTAACAGGCACTCCAGACTCTTATACCTTCAGTGGTGTTGATAGCAATGGGGATACTAAAGTAAGAGTTTACCCTAAGCCATCTGGCGTTTACTCTATGCGTTTTGATTTGATTTCTAGGGAAGCTGAATTTACTGAAGATACTGATACTACGGTGTTACCTAAGAATGCTATTGTGCATAACGCTGTAGCTTTGTTAGCTAGAGAACGTGGTGAAACTGGGGGTACTACTGCACAGGATTACTTCTTGATTGCAGATAAGCATTTGTCTGATGCCATTGCACTGGATGCTTATAAGAACCCTGAAGAATTTATCTACAGAGTACCATAATGGCTCAAAACAGAGAACATATCTATATTGCTGCTCCGGGTTTTAAGGGTCTTAATACACAAGATTCTCCTGTAGCTCAGGACGCTACGTTTGCAGCTATTGCTGAGAATGTGGTTATAGATAAGTTTGGTCGTATTGGTGCGCGTAAGGGATTAAAAAAACTTACAACCAGTTCTACGCCACTAGGGTCTAGTGACGGCATTGAGTCTATCTTTGAGTTTGTGGATCAGAGTGGTGACATTACAGTATTGTCTACAGGTAACAATAAAATCTTTAGCGGCACAACTACGCTAACGGACATTACACCTGCTTCTTATACTGTTAGTGCTAACAACTGGAAGATTGTAAACTTTAACAACCATTGTTTCTTTTTCCAGAGAGATCATGAGTACCTTGTGTACACTGATGAATCAGGCACAGGTGTCATTGAATCTCATAGCAACCATAGTCATTCTACAGGTACACCACCACAAGCTAACGAAGCTCTAGCAGCCTTTGGTCGCATTTGGGCTGCTGACGTTACTGGTAATAAGTATACCCTGTATTGGTCTGATTTGTTAAATGGCGTTCATTGGTCAGGTGGTACTTCAGGCTCATTAGACTTAACTACAGTGTGGCCTACAGGATACGATGAGATTGTAGCTTTAGCTGAGTTTAACGACTTTCTAGTTATCTTTGGTAAGCGTAGTATTCTATTGTACTCTGGTGCAAGCTCACCGTCTTCTATGGTGCTTGCTGACGTTATTACTAACATTGGCTGTGTTGCCAGAGATAGTGTGCAGTCCATAGGAACAGACTTAATCTTCCTGTCTGATTCAGGTGTTCGTAGCTTAGGTAGGGTTATACAAGAGAAGTCCAGCCCTATTGGTGATGTTTCCATAAATGTGCGAGATGATTTAGTATCAGCAGTATCAGTAGAAACAGGTAACATCAAGTCTGTCTATAGTGAAGAAGATGCCTTTTACTTATTGATACTTCCTGAAGTTAACAACCTTGTGTTTTGTTTTGATATGCGGGGTAAGCTAGAGAACGGTGCTAACAGAGTGTCTACATGGCCTGTTACTGGTATTCTTTGTGGCACACTTACATCAGACAATAAGATATACTTTGGTAACTCTAAAGGTATTAACGAGTACGATGGTTTCTTAGACGATACTTCTACTTACACCATGAAGTATTACACCAATGCTTTGTCTTTTGGAGATGCCAGCGCACTGAAGATTCTAAAGCAAATAACATTTACTATTGTCGGTGGACAGTCTACAGAGCTATTATTAAACTGGGGTTACGACTACACTGAAGGATACAGTAAAGAACGATTGGTAGTAGACGATGCTTCTATTGCAGAGTATGGAATCTCTGAGTACAATGTAGAAACTTCACAGTACAACGCATCTATTATTGTAAATAAAGCAAAAGCTAAAACTACAGGTTCTGGGAATGTAGTGACTATTGGTATAGACGCTACTATTAACGACAAATCTTTTTCAATACAAGATGTAAACATTGAAGCACTTATAGGTAGAAGAATTTAATGAGTAATTATACCAAGACTACAAACTTTGCAGCTAAAGACTCACTACCTTCAGGTAACGCTGCTAAGATTGTTAAAGGCTCTGAGATTGATACAGAGTTTAATAACATTGCAACTGCATCAGCAACTAAAGCAGACAAGAACAATGCTACGTTAACTGGTACCACTGCTTTTGAAACTATCTCTGATGGCACTATTGCTATCACTGGGTTTGTTGATGAAGACAACATGGCTTCTGATAGTGCTGCACTGCTGCCTACGCAACAGTCAGTTAAAGCCTACGTAGACTCTCAAGTAACTGCACAGGATCTTGACTTCCAAGCAGACACTGGGGGTGCCCTGAGCATTGACTTAGATAGTGAAACACTGACGCTTACTGGTGGTACTGGTATTGACACAAGTGGCTTGGGCAATGCAGTTACTTTTGCTATTGATAGCACTGTAGCTACTCTTAC